AGCTTTATCTGCTTCAAGACGAAGCCTAGCAAGCTCTGCTTTTTGTTTTGGTTCAAAATTCTTCTCAGCAAACTCCAACCGTTGTTGGCGAAGATCAGCTATACCTTTCGCAAGCTCTGCATTACCCTTCGCTATTTCAGCAGCGGCAGCAGCCTTATCCTCGCGGTTTATTAGATCGTTTTCTTTTCTCTGGAGTTCTAAAGATTTCTTTTCGAGCGCTTGCTCCTCCTTAAGAAATCTAGTCTGAGTTTCGTGAAGTAATTCCTTCTTTGCAAGATCAATCTTACCTTGCTCAAGAGCTTGCTTAGCGGCAGTGACTTCAGCTTCAGCCGCAGCTTTATCAGCAGCATTCTTAGCTGCACCTTCCTTAATCAATAGAGCATCTTCACGTGCTTTAACTTCAGCTTTAGCATCACGAAGCGCATCATCAGAAACAGCTTGTTTCTTACCAAACTCAAATACCTTTTTATCAAGTCTGAGATTGGCCTCACCTTCATCCACTTTCGCCTTTTCCGCTAATCTCTTAGCATCCTCAAGAATTTCAGCTTGAGTATCAGCCGCTACTTTCTGAGCATGAGCAGCTTCAGCCAAAAGAAGCGCATTCTGTTCAGAAATAAGCCTATCTCTCTCACTACCGAAATCTTTGGTCCTGACGGCAAGAGTGAGCCTTTGTTCGCGCATTTCTTCAGCGGTAAGCAATTCTACCGTTTCAGGGTCTTCCAAAACACGCCTGACGCTATCGAAATCTTGAGCATCATAATAACGACTGAGAGCGGTCAACGCGAAAGCCTTCTTACCGCTTCGCACCATGACATCGACTTCATAAGTGTTAGCGGTAGGAGCATATTTCTCACGCACCATTTTTTCCCAATTAGCAGAAATCTCTTTGAAATAATGGGGCGCAGAAGATACTTGATCATTCATCCTTCTCCTAGAACTATCCATAGCGCCATTCATAATATTGCGCTGTACTTTCAAACTCTCTGCCGCCGCTTCCGCACCTATACCAGCGCTAAGCTTACCAAGGCTTTTCCTTAGCGCTAGCTTACTAGAACCCAGCAGTAGCTTATTAGCTTCTGCATCTTCTCCTTCAAAAACTTTCTCTAGGCTCTGAGCTAATGCCAGTTTGAAGTTAGCTACGCTTTCTTGAGTAGCAAACCCCCCACCTTCCCCGCCTTTACTCGCTTCAAAAAGCCTCCGAGAATTAGCAGTCCAATCCCTCTCAATGATAGCCGTGCGGATCGCATCTTCCCTCTCATCGATGCGACGACTGGCTGCACCAAGCTCAACACGGAGAGCGTTCAAATCTCCTGAACCAGCAAGAAAATCATCACCCGCTTGGCCAATCAAAACTCCCGTTTGTCTCTTTAATGCGCCAGCTTGAGACAGTATAGAGGCAGCGTTACCCTTTTTGCGGGCTTCAGCGGCAGCGAGTTGAGCTTTAGTTTCCCCAAAAGCACCTTCAACCCCACTGGTGCTTTGGAATACTACCGGACCCCTCTCAGGGCGAACAGAAGCGCTGGGGCGAATGGTTGCCATTTTTCTATCCTATGCGAATGCTGAAGAACCGAAGCGATGCACCAGGGAGCTAAACCCAGAGAGCCCGGAACCAAAAGCGCTTAATCCTGCGGCTCCTCCAAGTTGACGCCTAGCGTCAGCCAACATAGATGTGCTTTGAGAAATCAACCCAGAGCTAGCGGAAGCGTCAGGACTTTCCGCCCTCATCCTAGCCAACTCAGCCGCCGCACGTTTATTCTTCGCTTCCGTATGGAAAGCCATAGCCTCACGTTCAGCGTTGTTCGAGATCGTTAGCTCATCCAACTTACTGACAGCTGCAATATCACCGGCGATATCAACTGGAGTTCCCTCACTAATCAGTATTCCCCGCCCAGCAAAACCTACCTTAGCCTCTCCTTGAAGCCGTCGAGTAGCAAGCCGAAGCTGGCGAACATCAGCTTCACCACGAAGCCTCGCATCCTCTGCAAGTTGATCCGCGACGATAGCGTTGTTCTCTTCAATTGCGGCCACATATTCATTTTGCGCGGATACAGCTTCAGCAGCAGCAACTTCAGCTTGGTGTTGTTCTTGTTGAGCTTCGGCCTGGATTTGGAGTGCTTCAGATTGAATTTCCAGACCTTCAACTTGTTGTTGTTGCCCCGCTACAGACATAGCCAACCCAGCGGCGCCAATAATAAGAGTATCAGCAGCAAGCGCTCCAGCAAGAGTAATCCCACCGATACCCATCGCAGCACCAGCACCAACAGCAGAACCACCAGCCACAAGAGCAGAACCAATGCCCGTAGCCAAAGCTATCATTGAGACGATGCACATCTTATCTCTCCATCTGGAAACGATGGAAGGGAAGACCCTCCGCGCCAAACGGCTCTGGATCGTCAATCGTGTATCCGAGCCATTTCAACCATTTTACCGTCTTTTCATTACGTGCGTCAACGTGGTTTTCTAAAAGGTCATACCACGTTTTTATCTCTCTCACGTAGTTGACACTCATCCTCAGAAAGACCCTAGAATGCTTCTCCAACCCCTCCGCAGCTAGCATCCAGGGGTTTCCGACGCGAGAGAAAGGAGAGCGTTGACCTACACCGAACATCCAGACAGTTTGGCCATCTGCGAGACAAGCCATGGGATCACGTGATACCATTTTTGAGATCATCAACGCCTTAAAAGGATCGTAGTGTGCCGCCGCCCAAGCTTCATCAATGTCGCACTGCCGCATACGTGGAGCCATATTCGCCGCATGGTGCGCTTCAGCAGGTACAACTTGATACTCGACCATCTCTAACCCTCAGTCTCAAGATCAGGAATGACAGCAAGGATAGTTATCGGTAGAGGGTCTTTCTGACGCATGAAGATACGCCCCTCCACTTCCCAATCAGCAGGGATAGTTATCTCTTTATCCCCTGTCAGAAGCGCGATAGGATCACCATAATCCTCGTCTTCCCTTTGCTTCATTTCATCTAGGAACTCACTGTCAGGACCGATCCACATACCACGTGTCTTATTGAAGCGTACCGTCACATTAGCAATATGCTTCAGAGAGCCTTGGATAGTTCGTAGAGGAGCTTTGTCTTCGATATTCAATGTCTCGACATCAGCAATAAATTTCAAACCAGCATGAACTCGACTAGCAGCGCGAGGAAGAGTGATAGACCCACTTGCCACAGTGAGATCGCTTACGACGTTTCCATCTGCTAAAGCTACGATAGTCTCTCCCTCAAGATGGTGAAGTCCGGTAAGAGTAGTGAAAGTGGCTCTAACCTCTCCCCCCTCTACATACGCATTGAATGCAGAGCCATCGACAGCATCACCCTCATCATCCTCAAGCTCAAAAGTATTAGTAGCTTTGTTGCGTACTGTGAAACGTCGATTGTTCAATTGATCAGGCTGTGTCTCGTTACCAACGCTATCTGTATCAGCTTCCCAAGTAATACCGTTGATGTCTACTTTATCTCCGTTAGAAAAGCCGTGTGAAGCTGCCGTGATAACTACCGGATCAGCAGCCGTCGAAGCCGTGATAGTAATTGGAGTATCCAACGAAGCCCCACTGTCCACAAAGAAAGCATCTCTGATATCTGTGAAACGTCTGGTGTGAACCCTTTCGATGTATTGAACTGTGTTCCCACTGATAGTACGCTCAACAACGAAGTAGAAGATTTCATCCTTCTCCGTTGATGTTGGCCTAATTGCAGCCACGCTTTCAAATTTACTATTTGGCGTATCCCAATGCGTCCAAGCTACAACTTCTTGCTCTTGCTGAAAAGTGAGTACACCAACCTGCCCATCAGACCGCACTGCCACTATAAGAGGCTCCTCACCTCTAGCACTGGCCATATCCTGGATCGTGTATTCCTCGAACAAATGCGCTGCAAGAACAGTCATGTCAGAACCACTGTACCCATCAGCATCAAGCGAGTACCCTAAACTCCTAAGCGTTCTATCGTCGTCCTGCACGAAGAGAATAGTGCGACCCATAACCACAGGACGTTGATGCCCCGCTCCCCATCGTGTTTGCGGATTTTGAAAAATCGTGGCAGCTTCAAAACCCACATTCTCACCACTATCAATTACCCATTCCTCCCCACTAGTCAAAACAATGAGAGAGCCCTGGGGAATGTAGTGGCGTATTTCATTCACCTCTAGCGATGATAAGGTAGCCGTAATACTATCGTCAGCTTGACCGGGGGTAGATACTGATAAATTCTTAAAGCTACCAGTCTGAGAAAACCAAGAAGTATCCGGCTTGTTGTTAGTTCCACCATACACATGACGTTGTTGGTAATAGCTCACTGCCCCTGGTTTGTTGTCTGTACCTAAGAAAGGCTCGCGAGGGCGAGGAGGAGCAAAATCAAAATCAGGTGTAATACCGTCATCAATAAATGCAGTAGTTTCCGTCTCTCCTAAAAGACCATACAGACCATTGTCGAAGCGATAGACAGCATAACGCTGTGCATCCGTAGCAGCCGTCCAAGAGACATCGATATGATCCGTCTCACTCAAGGTGGCGTTACCGTCAGTCACCTCAAAGTGGATGAGGTTGGCTGTCCCCCCAGAAGAGTACGCCGTGTACGCAGAGCCATCTTCATCCTCAAGCTCGAAATCGTTTGCATTCTTGTTAGCTACTGTGAAGCGACGCCCATTCAGCTCTGTCATACCTACAATGCTGTTGATCTCAACCTCATCTCCATCAGAAAAGCCATGTGAAGTAGCAGTGATAACAACAGGATCAGCAGCCGTAGCGCCTGAGATAGTTTTTGCCGTGGTATTCAATCCTGCCAAGCTCTCCTCTAAATCATCTTTATTAATAGCAGTAACTTTATATTTATATGAAGTCGAGCCAGTTGAGCCATCTTGAGTAGCTGTAACCCCCGTAGGGTCATCTTGCCCTGGAGCAAAACTTATGCTCGTAAGCGTCCAAGAAGCGTGGCCAGTTCGTGTCAATTCCATGACATCATAATCAGGATGAGCTAATGTCATGACATCCGCAGACTGAGTAAACTTGATGTTCCTGAGATCACCAGTATCATAGGTCGTAGTAACCTCATACACTTTGTAAGAAGACCCTCCAGAAGTGTAAGCAGTGTATGCAGAGCCATCGATATCAGTGCCATCAGCTTGGCTCGTAAGCTCAAACGTATTCGCAGTTTTATCTGCTACAATAAAACGACGCCCATTTATCTCAGTCATCCCTCCAACGCTAGCAATCGTTACCTCATCTCCATTGGAGTAACCATGAGATGTAGCGGTGATAACTACAGGATCAGCAGCCGTAGCACCTGATATAGTTTTTGCAGCCTCTAACACATGAGCATCCTCACGGATCACCCTCATGTAAAGATGCCCAAACTCCAAAATATATGTATCGGTAGTTTTGAACTTGAATGGGATCAAACGAACAACATTAGAATGATCACCTACAGGGCCAATAAATTTCAGACCAGGACGATTACTAACACCACCAGCAGCATGAATAATCACATTCCGCGCTGTGGCCAATCCAGTGTGATATGCCGCAGTGTCAACACGACCATGCAAAGCAGGAGAAAGCTCTCCGCGAGAAAAAGAAGGAAGTACTGTAGAAACCATAACTACCGCCCCCTGATCACTTCAGCTTCTCTAGGAGCCCTAGGAACACTCTGGTTGGCGTCATGCGCTGCCGCAACATTTACATTCGCAAAATATGCCCCAATCATAGCTTGTTTGATCTTATCTTTACTTGTGATCGGTCCCGCCATATAGAACGCCAGAAGAAAAGATAGAGTGGTTACAAAATGAGGTGTAAACAACGTCACAGTCTCTACATCACTGGTGAAAAGAAGCACCGCATCTTCTGCATCAGTAACGATACTGAGAGTGCCATCACCTGCGTTCACCGTACTCATAGGAGGGCTATCGGCATCAAGGCCCGCTGGGTTTTCGATATAACGAGGGGCGAGACACAGAGCCGGATATTGGTACCTGTAATTCCACTCGTTCGTTGGTGCAGCAACACTATGTTCCGCGAGAGCTTGACGAATACGTGCGAAACCCCAATCGAATTCTGCTAGAGCTTGGCGTCGAGCATGATCATACCAAAGCTTCGCTAAGCGAGCTTCAGTACTGTTCTCAGTAAGGCTCTGAATGGTTGATCTAGCGTGAATGTTGGAGAGAGCTAAGTTAGCGATATTCGTCTTACTTATCGTTACCATTATCATCTCCAAAGATACGGTTTGCTTTGGACTTACCCTCAGGCGCTACAGCAGCCTCAATTAAGTCGAGAGTTAGACTTTTATTTTTCTTCTCACCCTCACGCTCATCGCTCGACATGGAAGTGACACGAACCTTGACCACCATCATACGCTCGTTACCTAACTCTACACCACCCAAACCTAGATCACTGATTTCATCACCATCAAGATACATAGAATGTGGAAAGTAAGATTTAGAAACTTCAACAGCGCTATCGAAGTTTTCGCGTTTGCGTTCTAAGCTAACTAGATCAGGCATAACATCCTCCTAGAGAAAGGGGGAGGAGGAACGAAACCCCCTCCCCCGGACTATCTGGGATCACGTTATCCCACCTAACGGTTCTGGGCAGTCCAGATGTAGTCAACGGTAGCAATCACCTGATTGGCGCTACGGTTAGCGACAATGATCGCCGGAGTAACCGCAGTAGTGACAGTGATAGCAGCAGCAACACTACCAAGGTAGGTAGAGTTAACCCACGCTTCAACCACACCATCCGTATCTACACGAATGACGACATCGAAATAGGTGGCGTCAACAGGTATAACCGAAGTAAGAGCGACTGGCGCTGTATCGGTGCCAGCCTTCACACC